GTCCTTGATAAGGTCAAAGAGCCCTTCTCCCCAAGCAAGACGCTTAGAGATGTTAGTCTCGGTACCTAGAGCCCAAGAAGAGAGGGTATCCGCCATACCACCACGGAGGTCAATGACAAAGTTAGGGTCCATGTCCACTCCCATGGTGTGTTCGATACGGTCAGCCGCGAAGTTCGCTCCGGGGAGACCAGCGAAGCCATACATGACAGCGAATGTGGTCATAAGCTTAGCCTTCTGGGCACCAGTGAGGACTGCCTTAGCTTCTCCTCCTATCAGAGGCTTTAGGGAACCAGCAAACATAGCCTCAGACATACGCCAAGTGTAGGTGAGGAACTGGAATCCGGGAAATGCCTGATAAGGAGACCTAGAGGCATGAGTCATAGCGTTAGTAAGGATGTCCTGACGGTGCATCACCCACCTACGTCCTGCTTGGCTAGTGGGAGCAGTACCAAACTTCTTTACGTACTCTACGTAGGCTGTGTTCCACCCACCGATACGTGCTGCAAGTTCACCTTCATTGAAGAAGAAACGTCCACCCTTCCTAATACCATGGAGTCTACCTATGGTACTGGCTGCTGCTGCGTCTGCCCCTAGTTCAGCGACAGAGGAATCAACTAGAGCTCTCCCGCTTTCCCTTAGGGACTTCACCATGTCAATGAACTGATCCTCGGTGAGGCCCATAATGGGTCCTAATCTCTTACCGATCTGGGAGATCACCTGAGGTTTACCGTTTAGTAGGGCAAACCGTACCGCTGGAGTGGCTGCAACAGCAGCAGGAGACCACAAGGAGGACATACCGTACACGTTGACCAACTGAGAAGCCTGTACGAACACCTGATCGAAGGCAAAGAGCCCCAACTTAGCGTCAAAGGCGAAACCTCGGAAGGCTGTGACAGGATCAGAAGACCATTTGTCTGCTATATCTGCTGTCTTTTTCCACCCAGCACCATAGAGGTGGTCACCAAGGACTTCCATCTGGCTTCTCCAAGCCTTCGTGAACCAGTTTGTGCGGTTAAGACGGAACTCAATCTTGTCTCGCTCAAGAGCCAGCTTACGTCCTTCGATAGACTTGGTTTCAATCTTGTCTTTCAGGAAGTCTAGCTTCTGTCGGGCAGTCATAGCCCTTGTCTGAGCGAGGAAATCCCTGTCGGAGATACCTACCAACACTCTCTTACCGCTGGGGTTAGAAGGACTGGGTGATAAGACCGCCCTAAGAAGTCCATAGATGGAAGCTTCCCCGTATGCTGCTTCACTGCGGTTAGCCACAATAGACGCAAGTCCACGTTCCTGCACCTCGATAGGCTTCAAGGTTCTGTTTGCTGCTCCACCGAACCCCATAAGAGGAGCATCTTTCCTCCCACCTGTACGAGCAATGAAGGCAGCTTCATGTGTCTGAGCTTTAAGGATGTCATCAAAGAAAGCATCACCCTCTGAGGCTACTGCTGCTCCACTCGGGGTGAAGTCAACCTTCTTCCTTATGTCAATCTTGTTCGTTTCCATGAAGTCAAGGAAGTTCTCAAGGGTTTCAGCGTTAATGTTCCATGAAGAGTTGTCTCTGACAATCTGCTGAAGAACCCTGTCAGTGGCTAAGGCACGAGCATCGTCAAAAGTAGCAGCATGAGGGAGCCTATCCTTAATAGCCCTAAGTACTGTGTTGATCTGAGTCTCAGCAAGTAGTGCTTCTGCTCTAGTCTTGACACCCATAATGGTCTTAGGGTCAGCCTTAACCATGGAGCCATCCACCGTCTTGTATACCCGGTCCTGCTTAACGTGGAACTTTACGGAGTTAGGAAAGTACACCCGATGACCACCGAAGTTGTACTCCAGTACATCTGTGTGGTACAGCCTGCGGGTCTTAGGGTTCTTCACGGCTACATAGGCTGCACGTCCAGCACCAGTCTTGTAACCACCATCATCTGCCACCCTCAACAAGGTGTACCCAGCAGGCACCTCATCAAGTAGGGCATCGTTTGCTATGTCGAATACCTTACTTCCCGCTGGGAGTTCCTTAGCTCGGACTACTCTACGTTCCTTACCTCCGATGGAGGCTATGACGTGCCCAGCATCTACTGCTGTCTTGAAGTGTGGGTCAGCTTCAGAGAAGTAGATAATATCGTGAGTCTCAACAAAGGACTCAGAGAGGGCCTGTTCTTTTGCTGTTGGGTTACGTCCGTGAACAGCATAGAAGTCGGTACGTACCTGTGCAGGAGTAGGGGCAGACCTACGGCGAGACATGGAGGGTTGGTCTCTGTAGGACTCCATGAGCTCATCAACAGCCCTAGTCTCTTTCTTTGAGGCTCCCCTTAGGAGCTTGGAGTGCTCCTTAAATACCTTACTCTTTACGAGACTAGCTGCTGCTTCTCCCTGCTTTAGGATAGCGTTAAGACGCTCAGTGGTCTGCACCAGAGGAGAACCATAGCGAGCCCAGAAACCTAGGCCCAGTTCGTCTACTTCAGTGGTAAGCCAAAGTGCTGCACCTTTTACACCCTCAGGGCCACGAGGTACGTTATCTGACTTAAGTACTACATAAGAGCCGGGTACATCAGGTACCTCACGGACTTCTCCTCCAATCTCTTTTGCAAAAGTCTTGGCGTTAGCTTCCGAGATGAAATACCTCCCCGTCTTTGTGCCAAACATACGTTGAGCGAAGAGGTTACCTGTGCTGTCATCAACGAAGTTCCAGTCGATAAGAGCGTTCCTACCGGAGGCCATATTCGCTGCATTGACTTCGGCCATGTACTCTGCCTTAGCTGCTGCGAAGTTAGCATCGTCGATAGCCTCACCGAAGTTGATCCCTTGGAGGTCCTTGAAGGCTTGTGAGGAGTCCTCAACGTCCCTAAGGGCTTTAGCTGTAGGCGCAGAGCGGTACTCAAGCAAGTCGAAGGAGGTACGACCAGCAGCAGGGGTGGCATTCTGTGCAATAGCGGCTGCACCATGTACCACATCGTTAGCTATAGCTGACTCGACAGCCTCGTCAAGAGACACCTTAGCTACTGAGCGAGCAGTGAGTAGGTCTGAGCCCACCCTGAAGGCCCGTGAGCCTACCTTGGCGGCTGTGGCAACAGGGAGGGCTAGGAGAGTGTCTACAGTGCCCCAGAGAGCCTGTTTGCGAGCCTCAGCACCCTTCCCTCTCTCAGGTAGGATGGACAAGAGGTCACCAAAGAAGAGCCTAGAGTCATCTGTAAAGAACCCTTGGTCTGCTGCTTGGTCCAGTAAGGTGCTTATCTGGGTATGGTACTCTTCGTCTGTGATGTCAGCAAGTTGAAGGTTCATGATGTCTTGAGCAATCTTCACCCGAGCCTTGGTCTTAGCTGAGGAGGCAAAAGGAACAGAGGCAGTGAGGGCTACATCAGCGAACTCACCCCATAGGTTAAAGTCTCTCCACCAAGGTCTGTCCTCCTCCTTGCTTAGGCGTCTATCAAGTTCGTTCACGAGGATAAGAGACCTTGAGAGTTCCCTCTTTGCTAGTTCTCTAGCGTGTCGGTTGTCTGAGGTAGCAAAGACAGCTACAGTGGCTGAATCGATGAAGGTAGAGAAGAGAGGAGATTCCTGAGACTTCTCTTGGAGGCTCTTCAGGAGAGTTACCGTGTCGGTCTGTTCGGCTGCTGCTTCCTCAAGAGTTACCCTAAGTTCATCCTGTTGAACTTGCCCTGCTAGGGCCTCTGCTTCCCTGTCAAGGTCGTAGGTAAACTCGTTGTCCACCATAGAGTCAATGGTCTCCTTAGCGAGAGAAGACACATCAGGGTACATGGACTTCTGAAACTCCTTGGCTACAGGAGGAGTCTCCAGAGTTTTCTCTAGTTCTCCTGCCTTGAAAGGATCAAACTGAGCACCATGTGGTTCTGGTTGAGTAGAGGTGAACGGATCAAACATTACTAAGACTTCAAAGATTTGTAGTTACTCATGAGGGATTGACCTCCACCAAAGACGTCAGAGAGGCCGAAGGCGATGTCACCAAATGCTTCCTGTTGGGCTGCTTGGCCACTTAGGGCTGTGATCTGCTGGTTAAGACCAGAGACTTGCATACCAAATCCTAGGTTACCACCAAGCTGTGAGGCAGAAGACCCTTGGACACCAGCAAGACCGGAGCCTGCGAAGCCTTGAGCGTATGCCTGAGACCGCTGCTGTTCTCTTGCAATGATGGTACGACGAATAGCCTGACGTCTTTCTCGACGTGCTGTTACTTGCTCTCGCTCTACTTGCTTCTTGACCATCTTCGACTGAGTACGTGCCTGAGACAGACTAGCGCCTACCCCGACAACTGTGGCGATTGCTTGAAGTGCAAAAAAGAATGGGTTCATTACACCTTACCTCCTGTGTCTCTTACGATACCGTAACCTAGTAGGTTAAAGTCTTTTCCTGTCTGTGATTCAAAACGTAGTTTCAAGACTTTTCCTCTTCCTCTTAGTCTGGTCTTCGTCGAGATAATATCAAGTGGGTACCCGAAGGTATTGAGGGCATCCGGGTCAACAACGGGGTTGTACTTGAAGCGGTACACTTGTTGTGGGGTCGAAGTTGAGACAGTACGGAAGTCCCAGTAGGCAGACAAGAGTAGCCCTCCTTCTCGTGTGGGGGTGTATCCGTCAACCTCGTTTCCTTCCCAACCAGTCTCCGTTAACTTAGAGTAGACTGTAATGTAGGGAACGGTCTTTCTTGTGGTGAGGTCCCCGTGGAAGTCATAAGCTGCTTCTGCGTAGCTTGAGTAGTCTGCATCACCCCAGTCGCCAAAGGAGAGAGATGAGAAAGTAGCGAAGGTTAGACTACCGTTGGTAGCATCCCTTACGAGGAACTTTACTTCAGAGTCTCCTGAGAAGATGACATCAGAATACGTTGCTACCACTTGGTTTCCTGAACTATCCACGACGAGATTACCTGAGGAGTCCACTACATCATGTTCTACTTCTCCGTAGCCCACCCCCCTGAAGAAGGAGGTACCCACGATGAAGGGAGTGTTAAGTGTTTTATCTTCGATGGTCCAAGGGAAGAAAGCCTGAAGAGAGAGGTCCAAGATAAGGAAGTTGTTCTTCTTCGAGGTGGTCGTTTCTCCAGTCTCAGGGTACAACCAGTAGACCTTCTTGTTAATGGCGTCATACTCAGCAATAACCTTAGATTTACTGTCAGCACCTATCTCGTCATAGTAGGTCTGAATGGTACTTAAGGAGATGTTCTGCTCAACATACCCCAGAGACTCTGAAGAGAAGCTTAGGTTATGTATCCCGGAGTGAGACCACCAGAGGATGGAACTATCACTCTTAACAAGGGAACCTGCAACTGCTAGACCTACATCTGTGATCTTGTTGACAGAATACTCGGTAGCCTTGAAGACATTATCAACACCCTTGATTTCCCAGATACCGTTCTCAGCAAAGACAAACAAGGAGGCACCTAGGGACTCCATGCGAATAAGGTTGTGGGCCTCTGGGATACTGATTACTCCACCGTCTGAGTCCAGTAGGTCACTGATCTCTTCTGATGTGGGGTCGTTAACTTGGAGACATTCACCGCAGTCAGAGATGTCGTCCAGTAGGCGAGAGAAGAAGATGTTTGAGGAGTTTTTAGCGGACCTCAGGCCAGCGTAGAAGACCCTCCCTGCGTAAGCCACAGCAGTCTTGAAGCGGGTAGCCTCAGCGGCAGTACCAATACCTGATACACCTGATGCCGTCTCCCTATCCATTGCGAAGAGGCTAAGGATGTAGTGACCATTAGCGATTAGGGTAGACCCAGAGTATACTTTCTGCCACTCAGCCTCATCGAAGTCGTCAGTAGCGTCCTTACCACTGTACCAAGGGTGGGTAAGAGGAGGGTAGGCAGTATTAGCAGATTTGTAGGTGGTGAGAGCAGCATCACCCTTTGTCCCTACCCAGCCTGTGTTCTGCGTATCGTACTTTCTGCCTGTACTTACTGAGCCTGTAGCGACCTCAGCGTCATAGGTTGAACGGTCCCCTTGCCACTCAAAGTCTCTTAAGCGGAAGGTAATAGAGGAGATGGTGAAGACACCTGTTGAGTTATCTCGCTCTAGGTAGATAGGAGACATAGCCGAGGAGACAATAACCAGAGCACCCTTCGAGGAGGTGGCCTCAACTTCAATCTGAGAGGTATCCCCAGTGGCTGTCTCGTATGCTGTCAGGTCTATTGAGTAAGTGGTTGAGTCAGCGTCACTGACTGGGACTTCTTGTCCACTGATGGGGCTCAGAGACTTGTTGTAGAAGTAGAGGGTGGAGCCAACCTGTACCCCGGTGTACTGGAGGGATGCTTCTCCTCCTACGTTTTCCCAAGAGAAAGTATGAAAGAGGTTAGCAGCAGTAGAAGAGAAGGAGCTAAGGGAGTACCCATCTTCGTACTCGATACCTAGTCTACGCCTACGGCCACCAGTGCGTTCAGGGACACAATTACACTCGTCTACAGAAGCTCCTTCAGGGAAGGTGAGTTCTCCTGCTTCAGTGATGAGACCTTTGTTGAACTGAACTACGTTCTTACTGGAGAGTGGCATTACGCCTCCTTAGGCTTGACTACTCGTGGCTTCTTGTATTTAATAGGTGGAGCCTTCTTCTTCCCTCGGGCATCTGCGTAGGCAGCAGCAGTAAACTTCTTGTTGTTAAGGAACCGTGTTAGGTGGTTCTCTGCCTGCGGCCTTGAGGTGAAGGACTGGGATAAGTCTGCGTCTACATCTCCTCTGTCTGAAGTGATCACCCAAAGCGATGGGAATCTGAAGTGTCGTATAACGGTGTACTTAGCGTTCACTTTATTTGTAGTCACCTCGGTATAGTCTCCGTCCTTTGACATCTTGAAGTTAACGACCGTATCCACTTAAGGAAGTTCCTTTCTTTGTTTTGAACCTATCGTTCTGGAGGTAACTCCTTAGGCGTCTAGCTCTCTGCTCTACCTTCGGGTCTGGTTGTACCTTCAGGAGGGAGAAGCAAGCTGACTTACTCTCGGCCAACAGGAGGGGAAACATTTCGGCATCAAGGTCAGGCGTAAAGGTATCCTCGATAGAGAAGGAAGGGTAGGATATACCGTAAGCTCTTGTCTTAGATGCCTGAAGAGTGGTGTCGATGGTGTTGTCGTGTGAGTCCATGACGATATAGTGGTCATCAAAGGAGGTGTAGTAGTTTGGCATCCGGTCGTTACGGATGAAGAGGGTGGTCCCTCCGTTCTTATCTAAGACTTGAGTGGTGTTGTCGTCGTTGTTGTCTGTGGCCTCAAGGAAATCCAGAGGCTCAAGGAACTTTATCTCACGGTACTCAACAGAACCTGAAGTGCTCACGTTATACCAGATGCTCTCGAACTGTGAGGTATCTGTTGGGTACTCGAAGTGGGTGGGGTAGTCAGAGTCACCTAGGGCTGTGAGCTTCAAGAGTCCACGGTGCTCAGGGATTTCCTTAGCCACCACCATAGCGTTGTATGTGTCCTTGACGATAGAAGCAACTTGGAGTGCCTCTAAGGTATCGTCAATGGAGTTCACTTCTTCTGAGTCCATATCAGAGAGGATTGATTGTACTATTTCGAGCAGAGTAGATTTCATTACGAACCATCCACACAAATTACGAGTACTGTATCAACGTGGGAAGTGGCTCCACCGTCACAGTTTACCTTAATCCAGTCAGAGGCTGTTAGGGTATTGTTTGAACTAGGGGCTAGAGTGTCTACATCACCTGCTGCTGAACCTGACTGAGTTATTGTTAAAGTACCCATAGAAGCTGCTGCTGAGTTGTAGACTGTAAAAACTACATCTGAACCTGCAATGGCTCCACCTAAGACTGTTTGAACTTTTGTCACTGTTCCTGCGTATGGTATAGGGATGTAGGTATCACCGGAGGAAGAGATGTCATGTATCAGAACAGTGAAGGTATCTGACCGACCTACCCAAGAACCTGAACCCAGACCATCGGCTACATAAATCTCACCAGAAGTAGCAGTGTCTGCACCCTTTGGTTCATGAAGCTCCCCAGTGGTGAGAGCGGAGTGTTCAACTGTTGGCATAAAGCACCTCTTGATGTAGGTTAGGGGGAACCGTTAAGCTCCCCCTAGGTTGGTTTACAGACCGTCCGTTACGTATTCGATAACGATCCGGGCAGACCCAGCAGTCCAAGCAGCGGTGCCAGTAGTGAAGTAGACATACGCATCGGCAGAACCGACAGTAGCTACGCCACCCACAAGAGCACCATCACAGAGGATGCCATCATCAGCAGCCAGAGCAGTCTTAGCAATCGCAGCATCAATACCATCGGCATCAATAACTGTGGAAGCATCAGACTGACACAAACCGATACCCAGAGTAGCTGAACCAGCGGAGGTCCAAGCTTCTGTGACTACCAGAGTAGCTGTTTTGATGTAGGAACCAGCAGGAATGAACGCATCAGTTACACTCACATTGGCGATGTGTGAAGCGGCAGACGTGATGTCTTCCCAGTCCACAGCAATCTCCAACGATTGTACAGGTGATACGGCATGTGTGCCAGTTACATTAGGTGTACCCTTTTCAGTACCGAACTTAACGAGAAGGCCGTCAGAGTTAGTCCAAGACATATCTTATCCTTTCCTTAAGCTACAGCAGTGTTGCAAACGATAGTAACCATGTTCTCTGGGCGGTAAAGCTTAACACCGTAGCGAGCAGTAGTAACATACTCATCACGCTGGAAGTCTTTATTGTACTCAGAGTCAACTTCAGGCATCTGACGCCATGCACCTACAAGAGGAAGCACATCGTTAGAGGCTGAGAAGAAGTGGTTAGCTTTCGCTGTTACAGCACTAGCATCGAAGGTTGTAGACTGGTCACGCTCAGGAAGAGCAGAGTCAGTTACAGTCTTCAGGTGGTTGGAAGTGTACACATCAAAGCCGTAGATGTTGGCGATGAAGGAAGTACCTGTCGCGATACCGCTAGATACCAGACCTTCCCAACGAGGGTTGTTAGACACGTTAGTCAAGTTAGCGAGGGTATTCATCTCGTACTCGATTGACGGGTCAACGATTGCCACCAGATTAGTGTCTGGGACATTGGCAGTCTTCAAGGCCAACCGTGCGTAAGCAAAGTCAGCTACTTCAATCTTACCAGAGTTACCACCAGCAAAGCGGTGAGCCTTACTGTTGATTACCTCGTTAGAGTTTGCACTGATACCGGACTCAGGAGCTTCGAAAGTAGTTTTCTCGAAGTGTTCCATGATTGCACGGTTCTGTGCAGGCACAAACGAAGACACAAGTTGGTTCATGTAGAACGCATCCTGCTTATTCTTCTTCGTGATGTACGTAGCAGAAGACAGGTACTCAGTGATAGTGAATTGGAACTCACCAGTATCGAGTGGACGGTACTGTACCGCCGTGTCTTCAGCGTAGTCATCGACTTCAACTGCGCCGATTGAGGGGATGGTGAATGTGGTACCATCTCCAAAACCATCAAGCATTTTTACATACTTGGTGGCCTGTAGTTCATCCTCAAGGACTTCCTTCAGTTCGTTAGACCAAAGTTCAGCCCTGATAAGATGACCACTGTTTCCAGTATTCATACCAGACATAGCTTTTTCTCCTTAGCTATTGTAGAATGAGTCTCCCAGTGCTACCCTATCGTCAAACATTTGAGCTTGAACAGTAGCAGAACGATACCTATCAGGGTTCTCCTTGCGGAGTTTCCGGTAGAAGGTAGAGTCCCTTTTGGTGGAAGACAGATTGAGGTTGTCTGTGTGGACTGTACTTGAGACCATGGGGTCCGCTTGTTGCGGGGGTTGACCCATTGTCTGCAAGAAGAGAGAAGGAGATTTGGAGGCAATAGTCTGTAGGTCTTCTACGGACATCCCCAATTCTGTTGCCTTCTCCTTGACCTTGACTGAGGCTTCTGTGCCATAGGCTTTGGTCATTGCATCCTCTACCGCCTTAAGGTTACTTGAGGTGATAGCTGACTGTTCACGTTCAGACAGAGTAGTTTCTACAAGACTCTTGAGGTCTTCGGCACTAAGGGCTGGTTGGTCGTTAGTGTTAAGACTGTTCACTACAGGGTTGGGCTCAAGTTGAGCGGTCTTGTCCTGTAGGGTAGCGAGTAGCTCAGAAGCGTAGTCCTGCTTTTGGAGTTCTGCTTCAGCGTTTGTGAGCTTGGCTTGGAGTTCAGTGATGAAAGTATCTGACTCTTGTTTACCTTTTGCAAGGTCTTCAACAGTCTTGAACTTCTTACCTTCGCCTACTAACTCATCGACAAGAGTGGTTACTTGTGCGGGGTTAGCGTTCTGGGTGTCCACTGGTTTTGGATCATCAGAAAAAATTGTCATGTTAGTCCTTTGGTTTGCGACCGTTAAGGTCAATCAGATCGAGCACCTTGGTTAGGGCTCTGTTGTAGCCGTTGGTGTCGGCTTGGTGGTAAGCCCAAGAAGGTGACTCATAGTCTGCCTCCTGAGGCTTCTTCTGAAGAGCTTCAACCAAAGGTCTTAACTCGTCAAATGCGTTGCGGAAGTCTAGGACCTCCTTCTTACGGGTTGCTCTGGAGGGACCGGAGGTGCCCTTTGTCCATGCTGAGTGCATTAAATTCCTAGTTCTGTCGCTACTTGTTGCTGTTCTTCGAAGTCTACTTGAGCTTCTACACTTGCTTGCTGTGTTTCCATTTGCTCTTGGATAGTTATGTTCTCTCCATAGAGGTCTTGTTCTCCTAGTTCATCAGACATGATCTCAGCAATCTTCTTGCCGCTGATGTGTGCCCCTACTGTGGGGTCAGACTGACGTACCTGTTGGAGAGCTTGGAGGTTCTGTACTCGTTGAGCTCTCTCTGCGAAGTGTCGGGCACCGATAGACTTGAGGCGTCCTTCTCCTGTTACATCTGCTTTCTCGATGGTAACAAAAGCTGTACGTCCAGCCTCCTCCACTCGGAGTTGCTCCTTGGTGCTCATGTTACGTGAAGCTTCAGCAAGCATGTAGTTGAACATGGGCTCGAAGAAGGTGCGCTCAATGTGAGCAGACTTGTGTTGGAAGATACGACCAGAAGCGTTATCGAGGGACTGTACCTCGAAGGCTGTCTTCTCACCGGGGGTACGGATACCCATAGCTTGACGAGGAGCACCAGCCATCTCTTCCATCTTGTTCTCTAGCTGAGAGATTTGGAAGTCAGCATTTAGTGCAGTGCCGTCAGGACGGAGGTACTCTACGCTACCTTCTTCTCCTTCGTAGATACGGGCACCGGGGGCAATCTCGAAGTCTTCTACTGAGCCTCTGATCTTCATCATAGGTAAGGAGATCATATCAAAGACGTCAGCCTTGAGGTTCTCTAGGTGGTCGATGCGGTACTGCATCCCTACAAGGTTGTCTAGTGGACCCATGGCGTATAGGTTATCTGGGCGTTCCCTCCAGCCAACATGGAAGAACGGTGCTGTGCCGAGCCATGAGGGATTCTCCTCGTTGCTCAGGAGGTAGGCTCTGTCCATGATCCTGATGGTACGGTCAGTCATCAAGGTGCCTGAGGAGGTGTCGTAGAGGTCACCGTAGAAGGTGAGGATTTCCACGTAGCCTGAACCGTAGTAGTGCTTGATGTCACTGAAGCCATCTGCTCGGTAGGCGTCACCCTTTGTTACATCGGTGGAGTCTAGGACACTTTGGCGGTTAGTGAGCATACGCTCGAAGACAGGATTAAGGTCCTCTTGGTTCTCTTTCTCGATGAGGCGCTTAACGTCACCAAGGGTTAGGAGGGACCGAACAACCTTAGGGGACTTAGCGAAGGAACTTGCAGTAGGGTTGAAGCAGATGTCGAAGGGGGAGATACGGATAGCCCTTGGGCCTACGAACTTCTCGATGATGTCTCCGTCTTCCTTCTTGATGTAGTCTCTCTCGTACTTCACGAAGCCAAAGGCATTGCCGTAGTCGATGACATCATCAAGGAACTGGGAGGCAACACTGGGGAATGACTGCTCTGAGAGCTTAGCCTTCATGAAGGAGGTGATGATCTGCTTCTTTGCCTTGGAGTTATCGTCAAAGGTTGTACCCTGCCAACGAAGGTAGTTCTGAGAAGGGAAGAGAGCAGAGAAGAGATTTGCGTGGAGATTATCCTTGATCTGAGTGAGCTTCGGGGTGGTTGTGGAGTTAGACCAAGGAAGCTTAGCATTGCTCGTTGTTGAGGTGTCTGTCGCATAGAGGTAGTTACGTAGCTCTCTACGCTCGTTTACCCACTGCTGTCGGAGGGTATTCCATTCGGACCACTTAGAGGAAATCTCTGTGGCGAGGTGCTCAGGGGAGAGCATATGTTCAATGTCTAAGGACTCAGCCATTTAGACTCTACCTCCAAAGCGGGTGTTGTAGACGATGTTATCCGGGCGGTGCCTACGGAAAGATTGCTGTGGTTTGATCAGTCCTTCGACTGCTGTAGCCAAGGCATCCTTTACGTCATCGTGAGGGGGGTTGTTTGTTACAAGCTCTTCCTCTAGGATTTGACAGTTGCCGCCTTTGTAGTGGTATACCTGTAGATTGTCGTAGCGTGGCACTAAGATAGCTTCGATACGTTCTTCTTTTGAACCTTGGTGTCTTGTTGGTTTCACTTCTTCTACTGCTAGGTTCAAGCCGTAGGGAAGGATGTAGTCATACTTGAGGGACTGGACGATAGCCTTCTGGGCTGCTGTGACCTCTGCTCTAAGCTTACGGTAGCCCCACTTGGAGACAGAAGCTTGGACATTCTTGAAGTACTCGCTGATGTCAGAGGTCTTGAATCGGTTGATGTCGAGTACGTACACTCGGTTCATATGGTCCACTCCTGCTACCACAATGGCTGTAAAGTCTGCTCTCTTCCTTACGCTATAGGCGAAGTCAATAGAAGCCATGAGGTTTAGTCTGTTGCCATTGTACGTCCAGTGTCCGTTATCTTCCTTGAGGAGGCTACGCTCGTAGTACTGGAACTTGTCGTAGTCTACTGGGCGAGAGTCAGGATCAGAAGGATCGTTGTAGTACTGTGCTCTGAACTGGGTACGGTCAAGGTACTTAGCTTTCTTCCTTGCTAGTTCCTTTACGTCGAAACCGAACCACTTACCGTCTTTACGTTTCTGCTTAGGCCAGAGGAACTCACCGAAGCCATCACCTGTTGATTCTACTTGACGTTCAAAGATTTCGTAGATGGACTCATCACACTGGTACTCTCCTTCGTCTGAGAAGACAGGTTCTTGCATCTCTTGAAGGATACCGTAGAGGTCCTTTGGGTGGTACCTTGTGCCTACGATCCACTCTCTGGAGCCTGTGCCTTCGATGGAAGCAAGGAGGGAGTACTGTGTTTCTACTTTTTTGCGTCCTTCTCCTGTGTAAGCGTTCTCGTAAACCACCACATCGTCCAGTACTGCAATGTCGAAGTGAAGTCCGGTGATACCTGTGGTGAGACCAGCAGTCTTAATGGAAGGGTCTCTGATCTGTTCTTCTTTACGGATAGGGTGGTCTAGTTCTATTTCTGTTGCTGACCACTTACGGTTCTGCATGCCAAGGCGAGGCTGTACGTGTTGTGGCCAGTAGCGTCTGTAGGTCTCTGAAGTGAAGATGGACTTCATGAAGCCGAGTTGTTTCTGGGCTAGGTCTGAGGTGGCAGACATATAGAGAACTCTTAGTGAGGGGTCCTTTGTGAGCTCCCAGACAACTCGGTAGGCTACATAAGCTGACTTACCGTGGTCCCGAGGGAGGAGGACAAGCTGGTGGTCTTTTGCTTCTGGACGTGTCCACCACCTGATGAGTTCCTCGTGGACAGCACCTAGTACTCGTTGAGGTGCTATAAGTTTGATGAAGGTGAGGAGGTCAGCTTCTGCTGCTTTCCTGATCTCCTCCAGTTGGGTGCTAGACACTAGGCAGAGTTCCTTAGTCCGTACATTGTGATGGTACCACTCTCGAGGTTACCGCTGCTGAAGTAGAAGCGTGAAGCATCAGGCCACCTTCCAAATCTTCACATCTGCGTAGATTTCAACCTGCCCCGTATCTACGTCCACACCGGAACCAGCGCTGCGGGTGCAGTAATGACGCAGCTCAAACACTTTAGTTCCGGCGATAGTTACCCTACCACTAAACGAACTCCGCCCGCGCACGTTGCCTGTCGGATCGCAATACTCGCTTGACCCATTAACCGCATAGCTAGAATCAGTCACGTTGTAGATTGCGGCTTGGTTGGAGCTGTTTTCTCCCGCACTAGCCCACCCGTCAAACCAGTAGGTTCCCACAGGCAATGT